TCAAAGTGAGGTGTAGAACCTTTTATAACAGCTCCTAATGTTATAACTGCATCATATTTTTTTGATTGTGCTAATTTTTTAGCTATTAAAGGTATTTCAAATGCTCCAGGTACCCAAAATAGATTTATATCATCATCTTGAACTTCGTGTCTTTTTAAAATATCTTCTGCTCCACCTATTAATTTAGATGTAATAAATTCATTAAATCTAGCTGCAACTATTGCAATTTTTGTTCCTTTTCCATTAAATTTTCCTTCAAATACTTTCATTTTTTTCCTCCAAATATATTTAAAATTTTTTATTTCATTAAAAAATGCTCAAACAAAGTCTGAGCAATATGAGTATAATTAAAAAAATCTAATTCTTCTCCCATCCAGACTCTACTGTCGGTTTTGGAATTTCACCAAATCAAAGCAAATGCTTTCGTGGACTGTACCACCGGTCGGGAATTTCACCCTGCCCTGAAGACTTTATTTTACATATTCAATTATTTACATCATTAATATCAAGTATTAGTGAAAAAACTTTAGAATTTAGAAATGTAAGTATAAATGCAGAAAAAATGTCATATTTTTCTTCTAATAATACTTCATCTAATAAGAGTACTAACAATAACAACAATAATAATAGCAATAGTAATAATAGTAGTAGTAATAGTAACAATAAATCTACAAATGATACTGATAAAGATAAGAAAGAAAAGGAAGATAAGGAAAAAGAACAAGAAGATATAGAACGGAAAAGTAGGAAAAAGCTTTAAAATTGATCAAACAAATCCTATAAGTGATTTTTTGGGAGATATAGGAACAGGTATAGGACATTTATTAAATGGTGTTTTAGGTATAATATTTTTTGTTTTATATTTACCAGTAGTTATACTAGTTATAAGTATAATGGCACTTCTTACAATATTATTACAAGATTCAAGTAAAGATGCAGGAGCAGGAGAAGCAAAATCAGGATGGTTACTAACTCCAGATAAGATATTTATGAATAAGGTACCTATTACAAATATAGAAATATTTATAAATGGTAGTTTAGCAGAAAAAACAAAATTATCAGGATTTGTGAATGCTATTGCATCATGGTATAGAGTTATATTTTTAATATCTATAGCAATATTATTCTTTATTCTAATATATCTTTCAATAAGAGCAATGACATCTTCTCTTGCAAAAGATGTTGCAGAAATAAAAATGATGTTTTTAAATTGGATAAAGAGTGTAATGATATTGTTCTTGATGATATTTATAATTGTAGGTGTAATATCATTAAATTCAGCATTTGTATCAATAATAACAAAAAGTTTAGTAAATGAGAGTAAAGCACTTGAAAATCAAGTTATGGGTCTTGTAGCAGGAATATTAAGTTTTAATTTTATAAGAGAAACGATAAGTCTTGTAATATTATTTATAATATTATTCCAAACACTATCATTCTTAAGTGTATATGTTAAGAGACTTATAACTATAGGTTTCTATATATTAATTGCACCTATAATTTCAGTTGCATATGCAATTGATGTTGTTGGGGATAAAAAAGCACAAAGTATGAGAAATTGGCTTACAAAATTTATGGGACTAGTTTTTGTACAACCATTCCACTTATTATTATATACAATATTTGCAGGAACTGTATTTAAGGTTGCAAATGCATCTGGTGGAATTGGAGGTCCTGGTGGCATAGTAACATTTACACCAGGAGGATTGAATTTCGGATTATTAATATTATTACTTGCATTTTTTAAATTTTTTAAAGAAGCAGAAGAAATTCTAAAAGAAATGTTCCAATTTGATAAAGAGGTAAGTTTATCAAAAGGATCAGGATTTGCTAAGATGATAATATATGATCAAGGACTTAAGAGAATTGAAAAAATGGGATCTAAGAAAAAAGATTCAGATAATTCAGAAAATGTACAAAAACCTATATATATTAAAGCAAAAGAAATGTTTAGTAATAAGAATAATAAACAAACAAATAATACAACAAATCAAAATCAATCACAAACACAACAATCTACACAAACTGCAGGAGGTTTAGGATCAGCAGATAATAATACACAACAAACAAGTACTGAGGAAACTAAAGCTAAAAATAAATTCTTAGAAACTGTAGGAAAGACTACAGGAAAAGTATTTAATAGTAAAGCTGCAAAAGCTGTTAAAAATACTTATGTTTTTGCAGGAAAACATATTGCGCCAGCGATAATACGGAGGTGCAGTAGGATTTACTGTTGCAGATAAAAACCCAGTAGATGAAATTATAGCAGGTGGTGTTGTAGGACATGCTATAGTGAACAAAGGAATTCTTCCAAGAGTAAATAATCAATTGAAAAAAATGGATTTACATAGGGATTATGGACAAAATGCACAAAAGTCTAGTAATAATGTTGAAGATCAATTACACAATATTGAAAAAATAACAGGACAAAATTTTGATAATGCCACAGTTGAAGGAAAACAAAATATTGCAAATTTCTTAGAACAAGTTAAAAGTAAGATGGATAATGGACAAATAATGAAAGACTTATCTACAGCACTTGATAAATATAGAGAACATTTAATGAAATTTGAGAATAAGACAAAATTTGAAGCAGATCTACTTGTGACAAAGAAATTAAATGAATTAAAAGAAAATAAGATTGATTATACAAATATAGAAGGACCAGAAAAAGAACTTGCGCTTGCATATAATCAAACAAAGGTAGCAAGTGAGATAAGTGAATTTAATACAATAAATGCACCAATTAATGGGGATTTTAGAGATGTAGAATCATTATTACTTTCAGGAGGAACAAAAGCTTCTGGAGATACACAAAAGATTAGTCAAAGAGAAGAATATAGGACTTTCAAAAATGAGATAAATGAAGTTATGTCAGAAATGAAAGAATATATGGAAGAAAATAAAAAGTTAAAAGAAAATATTGAAAAAATGATGAGAGCAGGGCTTGATAAAGAAGAAGTAATGCAAAAATATGAAAAAATTCAAAAAAAAGTAAAAGTATTTAAAACTAAAGTGGAAAAGAAAGCGTTAAAACAAGACATAACAGATAAAGAACGTGAAGAATATGAAAGATTAATTACAAGAATTGAAACAAATGAATTGGGTAGTGTAAAAGAAGAAGAATATAAGAAATTAGTATTAGATACATTTGAAGGAAATACAGGAAATGAAGGAAACAATAAAGAAGAAGAAAATCAATAAAGATGAAAGAAAGATTAAAATAATTTTAGGAATAATGTTAATACTTTTTGTACTAACATTGGCCTCATTTGTAATGTTAATTACAAAACTCTTTGAAAAAAAAGAAGACCCTAAAGTCCCATATGTTAAAGGAATAGAAAAAAATGAAAAACTTGTGGAAAGATTAAAAGGCAAAAGTGAGTATGCAAGAATGAAAATATATTTAGGAGATATTGTTAAAAAATTAAATGAGAAAAATTATTCAGAGGTATATAAAAGACTTGCACCAGAATACAAGAAAAAATATTTTAATAGTTTAGAAGAGTTTGAAAAATATTTTAAAGACTATTATCCAGATTCATTTAGCATAAAACATGTTAATTTCGAAGCAATTGGGGATTATTATGTTGTAGAAACAGATATTATAGCAAACAATTCAAATGAAGATAATAAAAATAAGAAGGGATTATATTTTGTTTTTAGAGAATATGATTTTAATGATTATGTATTTTCATTTAGTAAAAATAAATAATAAAATGGGAGAAAAGTATGCTTAGAAGATTATATACAAATATTAGACTAATAATAGGAAGATATTTAAGAGAAAATATGCTTAAAATTATCATAATATTAGTTTTAATATTATTTGGTACAAGTATATATAATATGATATTAAATTATAATACAGAAGTAAGGCCAATAGTAACAAAAGATATAGAAACACCAGTAATATCTAATCAAAAGTTTCCTTCAAAAATACAAGAAGAAGGATTAAAGAAAATAAATCAATTTTTAAATTATGTTAAAGAAGATAAAATAGATTTAGCTGCTGAAATGTTAACAGAAGATGCAAAATATTATTCTTTTAAAAATAAAAAAGAAGCAATAGGTTATATTATAGAAGTATATAAAGGCAAGAAATATGATATTAAACCATATGCAAAAGTAGGGAATGATTATATATATCAAGTTAAAGTTTTTGAAGATATTCTTGAAACAGGATTAACAAATACGATATATTCGTTTACTGATACAAAAATGATTATAAAAAATGAAAATGGTAAAATAGGATTAAATATTAGAGGATATATAGGAAAATATAAAAGTTCTGGATTTTATGAAGACAATAATTTAAAGGTAAATATAAAAGGAAAAAATGTTTGGGTAGAACATGAAGATTATCTATTAGAAATAACAAATAGAACTAATAATTATCTTGTGTTAAAAGATAAATCAAATAATACTGCACTTGCTGCAAGTCTAGAAGTTGGAAATAGTAATAGAAAATTAATTAATGAAGAAAATATAATATTAAAACCTTTAGAAACAAGAAATATATTATTGAGATTTCCTAAAATGTATTTTGCCGATAAGGATGCAACAGCAATTAATTTAGATTCAATAAGAGTTATTAAAGATTATAATGAAATCTCAAATAGTAATTTATCTGATGAAAAATTAAAACAAAAGAATATATCAAATACACTTGCAGAATTTAAGATTAGAATAGAAATAGAAAAATAGAAAGTGCAGGGAATATATGATAACATATTATGAAATATTAGAAGTTAGTAGGATGGCATCAAAAGAGGTAATAACTAAAGCATATAAAGTTTTAGTTAGAAAATATCATCCAGATTTAGAACAAGATGAAGGAAAGAAAGAAGAAGCGAAAGAAAAGATGGTTAGAATAAATGAAGCATATGAAACTCTTTCAGATGATGAAAAAAGAAAGAAATATGATGATACAATAGCCATATTAGAAGAAAAAGAAAGAATAGAAAAAGAAAAGAAAAAACAACAAGGTAAGACTCAAAATGTTAATACAAATGTAGATAATGTTAATAGTAACAATAATATTAGTATTAATAATATAGATAATGCTAATAATTTGAATGATGATACAAAGTTACAAGAAGAGATGCAAAGGGCAGAAGAAGAGATACAAATGCATAAACAGAATATTGTAAATCAAATGTATGAGGATTATTATAATACTCTAAGAAGGATGGGATATAAAGTTGTAACTGTAAGACCTTTAAAAGAAAGGATAAAAGCATATGTGATAGCTGGTATAGTGATATTACTGTTAATATTAATATATAATATTCCATTTATACGAGGATTTATATATAGTAAAGCATATGGAACAGTTTTTGAATTACCAGTAAAATTATTGGATGTTATTTTAACATTACCAATAAGAATGATACAATCATAATTGGAGAATAGAATGGAAAAAAATGAAAAGAGATTTTTAATAATAGGAATAATAATTGCAATAATATTATTTTTAATACTTGTAGTATTTGGGATTATTTTTTATTTAGGAATTATAGATAATAACAAAAAAGAAGAAAAGATAAATAAAAAAGGAAAAGAAACAGCTACAGTTCCATCAGATAAAAATTTTGTTGAAGATAGAGATGAAAATGTAATAAAAAATAATGGAAATATAAATAACACTACTGTTAAAGATTTAAGAAATATAGATTATTCACTAGGTGAATCATATCAATTTAGAGATATACGAAAAGGTGAAAAATATCTAGAAATAGTATTAGATAATAATGAGAAGATTGAAGCAAGACTTTTTGGAGATATTTCTAAAGATGCAGTTTCAGAATTAGAAAAGACAGAAAAAGCCGGAATATTGAAGAATTTCAAGATGAGTCTAGGAGATTTAGGAGAACTTATACCAATGTTTAATCAAAGAAATAATAATACGTTCTCAAGTGGTCATACAGATGAAATAAATTTTAATTTATTACCATATAAAGGAGCTATAGTAGTAGAAAGTTATACAAATGAAAAAGGTGAGGAAATTGGAGGATATTTCAAAATAATAGCAAGTACTTCAACAGATTCTAATAACCTATATATAAAAAATAAAGGGATAAATAATTCTATAGTAAAACAATTAGAAAAACATGGAGGAACATTACAAGGAAGATATTTAAGAAATGTTGTAATTGGTCAAATAACTAAGAATATAGAGGCTTTAGAAAAAAGAGTAAAAGAAATAAAAGAAAGCAAGAAGAAAACTGAAAATTCAGATAATAATATAAACAATTATTTAGGTATAAAAGAAATGAATATAAAAATAAAATAGAATATAGAACAAAAGATAAGTAAAGATAAGTGAGAAATAAAATGAAAGAATATGGGGAAGTAGATTTTTATAGAAATGATATTATAAAATATTATGATTTAGATAAAATTTTTAGAGATCAATTAAATTCATTAGATACATTAGATCCGTTTACAAGAAAACATAGTGAAAATGTAGGGAATTTAACTTGTAGGTTATGTGAAAAATTAAAATTGGAAAAAGGATTTACAATATATACAAGTATTTGTGGATTCATACATGATATTGGCAAAATGTTTATAGATCCTAAAATTCTTCAAAAAGAAGGGAAACTTACAGATGAAGAATTTGAAATAATGAAAACACATACAACTATTGGTTATAATATGTGTATGAAAGAACTTAAATTAAGACCATATAGTGCAGGTCCACTTTACCATCATGAAGCATTAGATGGAACAGGATATCCAAATCGGTTTAGTTGGTGATGAAATAATGTATGAAGGACAAATAATTAGGGTTGCAGATGAATTTGACGCTATAACATCAAAGAGACAATATAAGACACATATTGGAGTCGTAGATACTTTAAAAATTCTTATACAAAATTCAAAACCAGGACCTAAAAGCAAAAAAATTCAAAAAGGCTTTTTCAAAGTAGCTGTTGGAAAAAATAATAAGAAAATAGTACAAAAATTAATAGAAATAGTTGCAGAAGATACTGAATATGAAATATATATAAAAGCAAAACATTTAGAACATATAAAAAATGAGATCAAAAGGTATACAGATGCTTTTAAATATTATGAAAAAGCAGAAAAGGAAAATAAAGAATCTAAAAAAGAATATTATACAGAATATGCAAAAGGGTATCTAATAAGAGGAGAAGAATATGAACAGATACCTATATATTTAAAAGAAGCAGAAGAAACATATAAGAAAAGGGCAGACGAGATAGAAAATTTAAGACAAGAATATAAAGTGATAAGAAAATTAAGGGTTTGATATTACGATTTTGTTAGAATATAATGTAATTGTAAACATTATAAAAGTAGGAGGCATGTATGAAGGCAGTAGTTGTAAATCAAGCATCAACAGGTGTTGAAATTGTTGATAGAGAATTAAGACCATTAGAAGAAGGGGAAGCTTTAGTTAAGGTAGAGTTTTGTGGAGTATGTCATACAGACTTACATGTTGCACATGGGGATTTTGGTAAAGTTCCTGGAAGAATACTTGGACATGAAGGAATAGGAAAAGTAATAGAAGTTGCACCAAATGTAAAAAGTTTAAAAATAGGTGATAGAGTTAGTATTGCATGGTTTTTTGAAGGATGTGGAATGTGCGAATATTGTACAACAGGTAGAGAAACATTATGTAGAACAGTAAAAAATGCAGGATATACAGTTGATGGTGGAATGGCAGAATATGTAATAGTAAAAGCAAATTATGCAGTTAAAGTACCAGAAAATTTAGATCCAGCAGCAGCAAGTAGTATAACATGTGCAGGTGTTACAATGTATAAAGCATTAAAAGTAAGTAATGTAAGACCTGGTGAATGGGTTGTATTATATGGAGCAGGTGGACTTCGGAAATTTAGCAGTACAATATGCTAAAAAAGCTTTAAATATGAAAGTTATAGCGGTAGATATTAATGATGATAAATTAAATCTTGCAAAAGAAGTAGGGGCAGATTATATTATTAATTCTTTAAATGAAGATCCTACTAAGAAAATTATGGAATTGACAAATGGAGGAGCACATGGAGCAGTCGTATCTGCAGTTGCTAAGGTAGCTTTTGATCAAGCAGTATATTCTGTAAGAGCAGGAGGAAGGGTAGTAGCAGTTGGGCTACCTTCAGAAATGATGGATATACCTATTATAAAAACAGTAATAGATGGGATAGAAGTCGTGGGTTCTATTGTAGGAACTAGAAAAGATCTAGAAGAAGCATTTGATTTTGGAGCAAGAGGAGTAGTAGTTCCAGTTGTACAAACAAGACCAATTGAAGATGCAATAAAAATTTTTGAAGAAATGGAAAATGGAACAATACAAGGTCGTATGGTAATAGATATGGATTATCATAATAAGAATCGTTAATAAGATATAAAAATATGAATAATTACTGAATTATTAAAATAAAGAAAAGAGGAATTAAATTTCCTCTTTTTCTTTGCTTTCTCTAGTAGAATTTTCTTTTTCTTTGTTAGAATTATTTTTTTGTTTCTTTTCAAGATTATTCATATAATCTTCTATTTTCTTTCTAATGTCTTCATTATCCAAAATTTCTTTTTGGGTATAATTACTATTTGTATATTCTCTATTATCTTCTGTTTCCTTTGAATTTTCTTTTTCTGTTTTTTCTTCTTCTTTATTATTTTCTGTATCTGTATTGTTCATATTTTTAGAAGAATCATCATTTTGTTTTTGTTCTTGTTGTTCTTTTTCCTTTTCTTTTTCTTGTTTCTTTTCTTCTTTGTTTTGAGTTTCAGTTTCATCTTTTTTATTTTCGGTATTACCTTTTTCATCTGTGTTTACTTCAGGTCCATCATTTTTAGCATTCTTTTCAGGCATAGGTACTGTTGTAAGTTTGAAGTTATCAAATTGATCTTTAAGCCATTCTTTTACTTTTGAAAATTTTTCTTTGAATTTATCAAAAAACCCAATTTTTTTAGGTAAGTTTTTTATATCTTCTTCCATAATTTTAGATTTGAAATCACTGTTATCAGATGGATCATTAATATCATTTCTAGAGTTATTAGTATTTTTATCATTTTCATCTTTTGATTCTGTATCAGTTTGTTGTGATTCATCTTTATTATTAGATTGATCTGTTTTTGTTTGTGTTTCTTTTTCTTTTTCATCACTAGTTTTAGAAGTACTATTTTTAGAGTCATCAAAAACTTTTTGATCTTTAACTTTAGAAGTACCATTATAAACTCCATTGTGTCTATCAAGGATTACTTTAGCTTCTTTTACTGCAAGTGTTTGTAGTTCTTTTTCATAAATATGTATAGAATTTTGATATTCTGTGGCAATTTCTTTGATCTTACTTATTAAGAATTCTTCTTTTTCCTTTTCTAGTGTTTTAATTTTGTTTTCTAAACTAGATTTTGCTCTAGGATTTGAAGAATTATTAAGTAATTCTGTAAAGTTTGAAATTTGACTATCATATTTTTGGAATAAAGAATCTTTTGATATTTTTTCTGCTATGTTATTTGGTATTTCCGAGATATCTTTTGGATTATTTTTTAATAGTGTATCTATTTCTCTTTTTTCTAATATTTTAGCATCTTTTAATTCTTGAACTCTTCTCTTTTCCTCTGCATAAACTGCTATTTTAACTTCTGGATTTTCTAATAATTCTTCTTTTAGTTGCTCTTGCTCTAATTTCATATCATTAATATTTGTTTGAATTTCTTTAACTTGATTTGCCATAGAGGAAATTTCAATACTCATATTTTGGATTTTGAAATTAAGAATTTTAATTTTATCATCATCTTTTTGAACAGAGTTTTTTTCATATTTAAGTTCATTTTTTAATGTTTTTAATTCTGTGAATTTTTCAATATATGTTTTGTTATATAATTCAAAATCTCTGTTATATTCATTTATTTTTTCTCGTATATTATTTTGTTTTGTTATAATTTGTTCTAAGTTTTCCATTAATTATCTCCTTCATTCAAAGTATCAGAAATCATATTTTGTAATTCTACAAGATTATTTTCAAGATTATTATATTTGTTTTTCAAAGTATCTATTTCTATTGAAAGCTCAATATTAGAAATATATGTATCTACTAGTGAGTTTTTAGTTATATTTTCCATTATTTCCTCCGATAATATTATAATTATTATATATTAATATTATATAATAAAAGGACTAGTAAATAAAGTTAAAAGTATTTAAGTTGTAAAAAAGTAACAAATCTAGTATAATATATTTTAGTTAATTTAATAGGGGAAAATTATGACAGATGCAATAGTTAAAGGATTAAGTACCTTTCAACAAGTGTTAGTATGGATAATTAATTTGTTTTGGTTATATCAATTTGTTATAAGCATAACATCATTGATTAAATTTAAAGAAAAACCAATGCTAACAGATAAAAAACACAGATTTATAATAGCATTACCAGCTAATAATGAAGAAAGTGTTATAGGAAATTTAATAAAAAGTTTAAAAATGCAAGATTATGATAAATCATTGTTTGATATTTATGTGATAGCAGATAATTGTACAGATAATACTGCAGAAGTTGCAAGAGAAAATGGTGCAATAGTATATGAAAGATTTGATGAAACTAAGAAGACAAAGGGATATGCATTAAATTGGTTTTTAGATAAAATGAAAGACAAAAAAGATGATTATGATGCTCTTTTAGTTTTTGATGCAGATAATGTAGTTGATAAAAATTTCTTGAATGTAATGAATAAAAAGCTTTGCCAAGGAGAAGTGTTAGTACAAGGATATAGAGATATAAAAAATCCTACTGATACATGGGTTTCTGGAGGATATGCTATATTTTATTGGACAATGAATAGATTATATCATTTAGCAAGATATAATATGGGATTATCACCACTTATAAACGGAACAGCATTTATGGTAAAATGGGATTTACTTATTGATGAAGGATGGAATACAAAAACACTTACTGAAGATATAGAATTTGCACTTATAAACATATCAAAAGGTGTTAAACTTGGATGGGCAAAAGATGCAATAGTATATGATGAACAACCACTTACTTTTAAGGAAAGTTGGAAACAAAGAGAAAGATGGAGTGTTCGGACATATTCAATGTGTTAATGGATATTCAAAAGATTTAGCAAAAGCAGTATTTAAACAAAAAACAATGATGAATTTCGATGGATTCTTATATATTTTGGGTATACCAATTATGATACTTACATTATTATTATTGGGAGTAAATACAGTATTTTATTTAATGGGAGAAATGTCTATTACAGATTTAGCAATAAATTATTTAAGATATATTTTTGCTACATTTATAACACCAATGCTTGCAGCAATAGGTATAATATTGCTAGAAGGTAAAAAATTAAAACCTATGTGGAAAGCAATACTTATGTATCCGATTTTTATGGGTTCATGGATTGTTATAAATATAAAATCAATACTATTCCCTAATAAGAAGTGGGATAAGATTACACATAGTAAATCTGTAGGAATTGATGAAATTAATCATAATAATTAAAATTATAAAAAATAGTTGCAATAAAAAGCAACTAGTTTGCTGATATGGCGAAATTGGTAGACGCACAGGTCTCAAAAACCTGCGAGAAATCATGTGGGTTCGAGTCCCACTATCAGCACCATAAAATAATAAAAATAGCTAGTAATGTAAAAATGCTTATATTACTAGCTTTTCTTTGCATATCAAGGGATTAGAGAGATTCAAAAAGCTGTAAAATATCGTTTTATTTGTTATCTAGTGTTATTATTTATTATCTAGTTATCACTTTTATTATCACTTTTGTATATATTATCTATTAAATATTTTTCTATAATTTCATTGTTTTGCTTTTCATATTTATCAAACACATCAACATATGTATTTAATGTAATAGAAATATCACTATGTCCTAATAGTTTTTTTAATACTACAGCTTGAACACCTGCTTCAATACATCTTGTAGCATATGTGTGTCTTAACATATGAGTGTTGTAATTATTGTTTTTAGTAAGTCTTTTCATTTCTGAATTAACTTGGCTTGTACTAATTATCTTTAATTCTGAAAATAAATATTTTCCTTTTTTATCTTTTATAAACTTTTCTAAGATGGGATAAAGTATTGAGTTTATAGGTATAACTCTAGTTCCATTTTTGGTTTTAGTTGTATTATTTATAAAATTCTTATATTGAGCATCTCTTGATATTGTTTTATTTATATTAATAGTTTTATCTTTTAGGTTAATATCATCATAATGTAGTGCGTTTATTTCACCCATTCTCATACCTGTATTAAGTCCTATAATATATTGATAATAATATTTTGATTTTGGTATTAATTTTAAAAACTCTTTTTGTTCTTCTATAGTAAAAGCTTTAATTTTTTTATTAGGCTTTGTACTTTTAGTCTTTTTATAATTTTTTAATATGTTCTTAGATATGATATTTTTATCTTCTGCGATTTCAAATGCTTTTTTTAATAATATGAATATTTTTGATATAGTAGAATTGGAAAGATGGGATATAGAATAAGCAAAATTATCTATATGTGATAAATTTATCATCTGTATAGGTAAAGTGTCTAGAATTCCATTCTCGAGCTTTTTTATTGTTTCTTTATTTCTTCCATATGTACTTGTTTGAATTAAATTCTTTTTATATTTATCTTCTTCATATAAATAAAGTATAGATGTTATAGTAACATCGCTTTCTATTGTGTTTAAACTTTTAGCAGTTATAATATATTCATTATATCTATTCATAACCTCTGCTTGAGTTTTTGCAGTAAGTTTTTTTCTTTTTTGAGTAACTGGATCAACGAAATAATATTCCCATCTATTAGTCTTTTTATTCTTATATACAGAACCTTCACCATTTGCTCTTTTTTTAGGCATAGAAACCTCCTTAGATTTTATGTTTTTTAATGAATTTAATTGTTTAATTATTTAATATAATATGCTATAATAATTATAGGAGTGGTACAGATATGCTAGAAATCTGTAGGCTCAAGTGATTATAATTGCGAGATATCTTAAAAAGTGATAGAGAGTGTATTGGAATAATAAATCTATCACTTTTTTTTGTTTTATCTAATACTATAAGTTTATTCATTTGTTATATAGGTCTAAAGTATAGACCTACAACTTTTCCTTGAATTTCAAATCCTATATCTTCAAGAGAGCTTAAAGGATATACAGTTGTTGTAAAAGCTTCTGTATTATAAGGTACTAATTCAATTCTATCAGGATAAAAATAAAATGTTTTTACTGTAGTTTCATCATTAATTCTAAATACACCTATATCACCATTTTTTACTTCTTGTTTAATATCAACTATTATTAAGTCTTTGTTTTGAAGTTTAGAATACATACTATCGCCAGATACTCTTAGAATATAATATCTTTCTTCTGGATTTTCAGAATAAGGTAAAATATCAACAGGACACTCAGTCCATTCATCTACTTCCAAAAAAGGACTTTTACCAAATCCAGCAGGTACTGTTCCAAGTATTGGTAATGATACTGTTTTTGAATTTGTGTTTATTTTTTTTGCTCCAGGTATTGTATTAATATCTTGATTTTGCTTTATTGTATAGTTATCAATATTCAAGTTATATTCTGATAATGTAAGATTATCATTTATCTTTTCAAGAAGTGTATTAAATTCCATGTTTAAATCTTCTGCTATATCTTTAATAATGAAATTATTAATTAATAATGTACTGTTTCTATTTTCTTTTAAATTATTTAATAATTCTTGATATATTTTATATGATAAGTGAGAATTCTTAAAGAATTCTTCAATAGTAATACTATTCTTTTTTATAAAATTTTGTATTAAATTAACCAATAATTTTGAAGTCTCACAATGGTCCTTTACAAAATCAGTTTGAAAAAAGAATGGTTCACTACCAGTTAGCCAAAAAGCATTTACATTTAATGCTTGTGCTATTTTTTCTATTCTATCATATTTAGGTTCATATTCTCCTTTTACATAATAAGAAATTGATGGCTTATCTATTTCAGTCTTTCGAGATAATTCTGCCTGTGTCATATTTCTTTTTTTCATTGCATATTTAAGTCTTTTATCAAAATCCATTGTTTATAATTCCTTTCTATACCTTAAATTATAAGTGTTTTAATGTATAAAGTCAAATTATACTTAACAATAGTTGATAATTTCCTAACTTTTTTAAAAAAGTTATTTACAAAACAATTTGTATATTATATAGTATACATAGTTAAGAAAACACAACTGAAAAGAAGGGGGGAAATATGAAAAAGAAAGTAGAATATAATTTTAATAAACTTAAAATAAGAATAAAAGATAAAGAATATACACAAGCTAAATTAGGCAAAAGTATAGGAATGACAAAATATTCTCTTAATATGAGACTTAATAACAAAATGGATTTTAGGTCTTCTGAAATATCTACAATAGCAGATATATTAGATATAAGAAATGAAATAGAAGAATATTTTTTTACCGAAAAAGTTAAGAAAATTTAACTTATTATGCAGGAGATGATATATGAATGTAGAAGACAAATTGCAGAAAATAATAGAAGCAATAGAGCAACTAGAAAATAAGCTAGAAACAATACAAACAGAAACAGTATTCTATGATGCAGATGACTTAGCTAGGATTATGAAAATAGGTAAAACAAAAGCATATAACTTAATGAATTATAAAGGTTTCCCAGTGCAGAAGATAGGAAAAAGAAAAGTAGTTGAATCACAGGCATTACAAAGGTGGGGAGCTATAGGTAGACAGTTATACATTTAAAACAAACAGTACATTGAAAAGGGAATAGTTACAAACTTTATTACTTAGAAAGGAGTAAAGAATATAAAAAAAGAGAAAGAAGAATTCTTTCACTTTAATGTTTGAAATAATGAAGAATCTATAATAGTAAATCCTAATTTTTTATAATAAGATTTATTTAGTCTGTTATATTTATATTCATTAGGTTTTTTAACGTTATTATTTAAAATATCTTTAATAATTACATGTACTTCGGACTTATTGAAAAAATTAAAAGGTACTCCTTGTATATGGGAATCCGAATAATTAATAGCAGAAAGTAATTCATCATCAGTAAAAGAATATAGAGTGTACAATATTCTAAATTCTTTATCAGGATATATATAAATGTAGTCTATGTCGTTTATGCAATGCAGATTTTCTACTCCGCTTATATTTAATCTTAAATAAGCAATTAAATATATTAAAGCTTTATCATATTCTTTAGTAGATTTAAGTAGAATATAAGTTAAGTGCAAAGATTGAGAATACTTATAGAGACTTACATTTATATTGTATTTTCGACCATATTCGTCAAAAGACCTAAATAGTATATCGGCATAATTTAAATTAGACGAGTTATTAATTTTTTTTATTATGATGTTATATAAATCATTATCTAAGTAATTCTTGTAAATATCATTAAAGAAAATTAAAGAATGATATGTTTTTATTAAATTAGATCCTTTTTCGGTTAAAAAGTATGAATTTAAAGGGAATTTAGAAGATAGAGAGTCAACATCAATGTTGCCTAAAATTCTATTAATAAGAGTTTCCTTATTACCTGAGATAGTTAAATTATTGTTTTTTAAGATATGTTTCAATTCAGGTAAAGTTGCTTTATTTAAGTTATTTTTTAAAGAATATTTTTCTTCTATGTATCCTAAAGAAATGTATTTTTTGATAGTAGTCTTATCATCATTACTTTTATAATATAGAGGTAAAATTTTATTTGTATTCTTTAAGTTTAGATAATTTATAGTGAAAAGGTCTACAATAGATATGTTATTAGTTATCATAGGAATTGAATTATCTTTGATTATTTTACTAGAAACTTCGGTATTTGGTGCATAATTTAAAGATTGTTTTATAATCATGTATAGTATTTTAAAAGGTAATACTAAAATTATAAAAGGTAACTTAATCATTAGTTTAAAAAAATTATTTAACATATAAAAATCCTTTCTTTATAAGAAAATAATATAACAAAATAAAATCTAAAAGTAGGAATATTACAAAAGTGTAAAATTTACAAAATAGTATTGCTTGTATGTGCATACTGTAGTATATTATATGTATGCACGGATAAGGAGGACGTGTTGAATACAGGATACAGAAAAGAGTATATGAAAGAATACAGAAAAAAAATAGTAGCAACTCGTGTAGACTTGAATAAAGAACAACACGAAGAACTACAAAAAATATTAAAAAGAGATAATAAAACATTTAAGCAATGGGTGCTAGAACATATAAAAAATGATTTAGCACAATAATAAAAAAAGAATAATTAAGTAATGAAGTTTGGCGACTAGATACTTAACTATTCCTACAATTGAACATAACTGTTTTAGTTATGCACGATTTATATATTAGACCGCTTAAATAAACAGTCTTTTAATATTATAACACATAAAAATATAAAAAGACAATGGAGGACTAAAATGAAACTAAGTGAATATGTAAATTTAATTATTAAATATAAAGGAGTTGATGCATGGAAGGAGCTAAGCAATACAAAAGCTTATGATGTATATAGTGCAGACCTTGAAATGCAAAAGGTATGGATAAATATAAATCCTGTGCATATAGATTATATAAATAATCCAGATAAGGAATTAATAGAGTTAGCATTAAATAAAGGACATAAATTTGAAGATGATGACTATATGGATAATTACATGAAATCAAAACCAATTGAAGAATTTGTGAAAAGCCCAGATTGTGACTGGTATATGCTAGGTTGCTTATTAAAGTTGATAGAAAAAGATGAACTCGATGATAATATATATCAACCAGAAAAAAATGAATACAAAGAAAGAGTTGTAAGATTTTTAGAAAAATTAATATAACTTAAATAGAAAGGAGATATAAAAGATGAAAGAAATATACTTATATGAATTTAACTTTATAGTAAATGTAATATTCCCTTTAGTAATGTTCTTAGGGGGAATGATACTAAATAACTATCTCATATATATAGATAGAAAGAAAAGAATACAAGAGAGAAAAAGAAAACAATTAGAACAACAAATAAAATGGGAAAGAATAGCAGAATGTCAAAGAACATTCGATTAGGAGGTAGATTATGTATGATGTAGATGATGAAAGATATTTAAATCCAGATAATAAGTCGTATAGAGATTTATTAAGTGAAAACGGATACTTAGAAGATAAAGTCCAAGATTTAGAAGAATATTACGAAGAATTAGAAGGCAAATACAATGAGTCAAAAGAAAACTATGAAGAATTAGAAGATGAATACATAGCATTAGAATCTAAATATAATGAACTTAAAAAACAAGAAATAAAAATGATTCAATTAGCATTTGATAATAAAGTACTAAAACAAGAAAACAAAGAATTAAAAGAAAAATACAATACATTAATAAATAAATTACAAGCACAAGAAAACGATTAAAATCGATTTTACAGCGATAAAATAACAAACACATAAAAAGTATATTGCTTTATTATATAAACCTTATAATAAGGTAAATATACAGTACTAGCGCATAAATAAAAGATAAACAAACAAAAAAACAGTACATTGAAAACAGACAAATACTTGATTATTACATTTATGTAACATTTTATATATTAGCTTGAATGTAGCAACAATAAGTTATATTATATGAATGTAGCAACAAGGAAAGGAAATAAAACTGAGTACTTACACATCAAGAGCTGAATATTTTAAAAATAGAAGAGCTAATTTAAAAAAGTTAGTAGTAGAACTTACTATTGAAGAAAGAAACAAGCTTGAACAAATTGTTACAAGAAATAATACAACTATAAGAGGTTGGATAGTAGAACAAATAGAAAAAAACTATTAAAAAAAGAATAATTAAGTAAATTGTCTGGTAAACTGTGTACTTAATTATTCCAACTAACAGCATAGTTTCTACTTATAATGTAGCAACAACGCTATATTTGCACCTAAGTGCATTTAAATTATATCACAGTACTTATAATATTGCAAAATAATATTACGAGACTGTAATACAGTACATTGAAAATCGAATACATATACATAAGAAAGGAATAGATAAAATGAATTATATAACACAAATAAATTCCTTTTATAGAATAATGCAAATAAATCCATTATCACCAGATGCACAATGCTTATATCACTACTTATTAAATAAAAATAGTGAACTAGGTTGGATTGAATGTTTTAGTATTGCAAATTCCATTATAACAGGAGTTATAGGGATAGGGGCAAGACAATTAACAAGAGCGAAAGATGAATTAGCAGATAAAGGATATATTGCATATAAAAAAGGTAACATAAAAAATGCTGGAGTTTATAAAATTATAGAAATTAAAGATGAATATTTTAATAAAGTAAGTCAGAATTTAGACGAAAAACTAGCATCTTCATTATGGACATTCAAATCAATGTCCATAAGCGGAGAGCTTGAGCCTCAAGGGCTTAATTATGGACAACATGTTACAAAATCAGAGTTAAGTGTCGCAGCTATGGACAAAAATGCAACAGATTTGTCCATATTAAATAAAAGAAATGAAACTAAAAGAAAAGAGAAAGAAAAAAATATATATAAAAAAGAAATTCCAAATGATTTTTTAAAAGAATTAGATGAGTTAGATGAAAATGAAAAAGGTATATCAGAGGATAGAATTCGCGAAGCGTATTTAGGAAACGTATCTGGGCTTAGTGAGGCAGAGATAAGCAAAGAGATTAAGCTAGAGAAACTAAAAGAGTGGACAAAAGAAGCAGATAAAGACAAATACGAGGCTGGAAGTGTAATAAATATTAACGATGCCAGTCCCAAGGACATTAATGATATATCAATGTTAAATGATGAGTTAGAAAGAATAAATAGAGTTAATAGAATAAATAGTGAGAATGAATTAGTTAGAGATAGAGAGTTAGATGTAGATATAGAGTTAGAAAAAGAAAATGAATTTGGAATAAATGAATATGATGATATGAACATGTTAGCAACAAATACACCAATAGTCTATGAATCTAAATTAAAATATGGTGATAGTATTTATTTAACAGACCAAGAATATAGGATTTTAAAATCAATTTATCAACAAAATGAAATAGATTTAAAACTAGGAATAGAGATACTTGATGATTACAAAATGAGTACAGAAAAAGAGTATAAATCAGACTTTCATATAATGAAAAGTTGGGTAAAGAAAAGACTACTTGAGGATAAGAAAAAAGCTTTAATGAATGAAAATTATACAGGATATACAGCTACTAGAAGTGTACCTAGTTATCAACAGAACAACAGCAATAATTATAATCAAAACAATAACAATAACTATAATAGTTATAACCAATATAACCAACAGCAACACACAAGAAAACAAAGAAGTTGGGAAGATTTTGAAAAAACATTGCCTGAAGAATGGCGAGATTTTATATAAACAAAAAAAGGAGAAAGATATGGCAACAAAAGACAAAATAGAAAAACAAGGATTTATAACAGCAGAATTAAGCACAGGAAAACTTTATATAGGTGAAAAATATAAGGTGTTTATAAACAACCATGAAAATGGTGGAAAAATAGAAATATATGCAAAATATGCTGATGAATGGATACAAATAGACAAGAAATTAATAAATGCAATACACGAAGAAATAAACAAATAAGGAGAATAATTATGGAAAATGTGAAAGATTCAAATAACACAAGACTAAAAAAAGCTACAAAAGGTGCAGGATACAAATATACCGAATTATCACAAATTAATGAATACTTGGAAGAAATAGGAATAAGATATATACAAAGCATAGGAACAGATGAACTAGGAGATTATATAATAACAATTCCTATAATAAATGGGAAAAAAGAAGATTCAATTAAAGGTTGTAGGATACCAAACACAAACTTATATAAAAATAATAATCCAGCACAAGAATACGGAGCATCATTAACTTATGCAAGAAGATATAGCTTATTAATGGCATTTGGACTAGCTACAGAAGATGATGATGCAAAATGCTTATCAAAAAGAGCAGAAGAACCACAAAAAAGACAAGCAAGACCAATACAAAAAAAGGTAGAAACTAAAACAGTTGATAATAAAGTACTTGGAAAACAAAGATTTGAAGGACTTTCTGGAATAATAGGAACAGATAACAAAGATAAATTAAAACAGATTCTTAAAGAGAAAAAAATAATTAATATAGAATCTTTAGGAAGTATAGAAGAAGAATTATACACAGAAATAAAAAATGAGATAAAAGATATAAAAGTAATGCTAGATAAAGAAAAGGTACAAGCAAGTAAACCAAAAGAAGTTATAGAAAATATTACTGAAAACTTATTAAATGAAGTACCGAATAAAGCAACAACTACTACAGAACCTAATAAACTAGATGATAGAGGTAGTGAAAGATATTTAGAACTTATGAAAATAGCAGGAAAAGGAAATAATGAACTGGTAATGGAAACATTAAGAATAAATGGAGTAACTAATCATAAACTATTAGGAAGTATATCTGAATCAACATATGAAAATATGAAAAAACAAATGATAGAATCAATAAAAATAATAAAAGAGACAGAACAAAAATAAAAAAAGTGTAGATAAGGCAACCTACACGAATTATATAAACAATCAAATAAATTATATAACATGTAGGTTGTAGTGTCAATACTTAGAAGGAGGAATAATGATATCAGAAGAAAACACATATTTAATTAGAAATATACTACTTAAAGATCCAATTACAAGAGAAAATGATATGTCTTTATATCTTGAATATCTTAAAGAAAAGAACGTAAAGCTAAAAAATGATGTTCTTATAAATCCAGAAAGATATAAAGTAGCAAATTTTAAAACGATTGAAAGGACAAGAAGAAAATTACAAGAAATAGACAGAGATACTGGGGAATATGCAATACAATCAACGAAACAAATGCAGATGATTAGAAAACAGTTAGAAAAAGAATACAAAGAAAATTTTAGAAAAGGATAAAAAGGAGAAAATAAAATGAAGTTAAGTGAATTTAAAAAAAAGGTAATAGAAATATATGGTAAAGAAGCATGGGAAGAAATAGAAGAATCTTATATATACAAAATATATACAGCACCAGAAGAAGAACAATTACAAGTAGTTAAAGAAGATGGTTATGATATAGAATATATAAATAATCCAAGTGAAAAAATTAAACTAGAAGCAGTAAAAGAAAATGGATTAGCTATTCAATGTATAAATAATCCTAGTGAAGAAGTGCAATTAGAAGCAATAAAAAAAGATGGATTAGCTATAAGATATGTAAAAAATCCACCAGAAAAAGTGTTACAAGAGTCAATAAAAGGATTTGGTATGAATAATACTTATAAATTAAAATATATGCTTAAATTTTTAGAAAATGACTTGCAAGAAGATAAAAGGGAGGTAAAAAATGACACTATATGATTTAAAAGACAATTTAATAAACATAGAAGAACAATTAGATGAGCTTATAAGCGAGGAAACATTAACAGAGGAAGAAAAAGCAGAAAATGCAAATAAGTTATTAGCATTTAGGGAAAAAATAAAAGGACTTATAGTTGAAAAGAATGAAGGACTTATACAAGTTATAAAAAACAAAGAAGCAGTAGTAAATACACTTAAAGCAGAAGAAGATAGACTGAAAAAAAGAAGACAGTCACAAGAAAAGAGCATTACAAAATTAAAAGAATATATACTAAGTATTATGGAAGAATTACACCAGGATAAAATAGAAACATCTCTTGCGACAATATCAAAAAGAAAAAATCCAATATCTCTTGAAATAGTAGATGAAAGTTTAATACCAGTAGAATACTTAAATAGTACAATAGTAGTAAATAAAAAAGGAATAATGGACGAATATAAGAAGACAGGAGTACTAGCATTAGGAACAAAAATAATAGATGACAAATATTCAATAATGATTAAATAAAAAGAAGGTATAGAAATGAAGATAAGTGAGTTAAAAAGAATAATAACAGAAGAGCTGGGAGAAGAAATAAGTTGGGCTTTTACTTGTACTAAAACATATATATTTAATTTTGACAGTGACAGAAGGAGAATACATGACCAAATATTAAACGAATTAAGTATAAACCCTTATATAATACAAAATGTTATAGAACCAGATGAGGATATGCAAATGATAGTATTAAGACAAAACTTAGATTATATAAAACTTATAAAAGATCCAACAGAAAAAGTAATAAGGTATTACATAAGAAATAAAATGCCAAAGAATGATAATAATACAAATGCAAATGCATATATCAGTAAGTTTATTAAAAATCAAAATATAACAGAAGAAGAAAAAAGAACACATGTGTTAAATAAAATTAATGATGAGTTAGAAAAATTATTGATAAATAAAAACATAGAAAATGACTTAGAAGGGAATAAATAATATGGAGATAAATAAATTAAGAGAATTTTTAAATAGAACTAAAAGTAGCATGAACATAAGAGCTATAGAATTAAAAGCTATAGAAATGGAATCTATTATATTTAATGGAGAAGGTTTATTATTAGATATTAAACAGGAGTTAATAAAACAAGAACGAAGAAATATAGAAGAGTTAATAAAAATATGTAACAAATATGAAAGTGAATTAGAGGAGGAAACAAATGAATAAAGTAACATTAATGGGAAGATTAACAAAAAATCCAGAGGTAAGATATACACCTAATAATACAGTATATACAACATTTACATTAGCAGTAAATAGAATATATGGGAAAGATACACAAGAAGCAGATTTTATAAACATAGTAGCATGGAATAAAACTGCTGAAATAGTATCAAATTATTTAACTAAAGGTAATTTAATTGCTTTAGCTGGAAGAATACAAACAAGAGACTATGATGGTAAAGATGGTAAAAGAGTATATGTAACAGAAGTTGTTGCTGAAGAAATATTCTTTACTGGTGGAACAAATAACAATTATACACCTAAAACAAAAATAGAAGAAGAATTTGAAATAGAAGAAGAACCAGAGATTGATTTTGAAGAACTAAATAATGAAATAGAAACAATGGAATGGTAAAGAAAGGATAGGTTAGATGAATAAAATAAGAATATCATGTTATGAGCATGATATAGAAAGAGCAAATGAGACAATTGCATTACAAGCTGACCTACTCTTGGAAGAGTGTAAAAAGGTTGATTATTATAGAGAAGAATTGGAAGAAGAGAAGAAAAAAAGAGAAGAAATAGAGCTAGAACTAAAGGAACTAAAAAATATGATATCAGGTACTAGATTATACCGTGTTAGAGAAATATTGAAAAGAATGGATACAATAATAGAAAAGTGTTAGAAATGATTTAAAAGTGTGCGAAAAACTAAACGGTGAAACTCTTAGAGATATATGGGATACAAGAAACGGACAAATTGAAAGTGTGCGAAAAAATGTGCGAAAAAAATTAAAAAGAATGGACGAAAGAATACGAAAGAACATTGTACTATAAGATATAGATATATGAGAGGTAAAAAATGAAAAATGAATTATTAAAGAATAAGATATGTAGTAAAGAAGAAGAGATAAGGGAAAAAGAAAAAACATTAAAAAATTTAAAAGATAACTTTGAACATGTAAAATCAGAAGATTTTCCTAACAAATGGATAAAAGATTTTATTGAAGCATATATAAATTATAAACAATTTGAGATAGATACATTAAAGGAAGAATGTGACAGATATAAGAAAGAATACAATTTGGAAGAATACAAAATGAAATTAAGTGAATTTAAAGAAATAATATTAAGAAAATTTGGAGAAAAAGGATGGGAAGAATTTAAAAATAGTACTGAATATTTAACATATAATGCAACCGAAAAGAAAGTGCTAGAAAAAATAAAAAATAATAATGAAAATATTAGATATATAAATAATCCAACAGAAGAAATGCAATTAGAGGTAATGAAAAGAAGTAATCCTTTTTATTATATACAACTTATAAATAAACCAACAAAAAAAGTATTACAAGAAGCAATTAATAGGGCAGATACTATTCATGATTATAAATATATATTAAAACATATAGAAGACGATTTAAACGAGGAGTAAAAAATGGACTTTGGAAAGTATCTTGAAGAGAAAAGAAAAAGTAGAAATTATAGTATAAGAGCATTTGCTAAAAGAATAGATATTTCATTTGCTTATTTAGCAGATGTAGAAAAGGGTAGGACTAAGGCTTTTAAACTTGGAACATTAAATAAAATAATTAAAGTATTAGAATTAAATGAAAAAGAAACGAATACATTATATGACTTAGCAGGTAAGAGCAGGAACACAATAGCACCTGATGTAGAAGAATATTTAAAAAAGAATGAAGAAATAATAGAAGAGTTGAGAAGAACGCAGAAGAGTTGAGAAGGAGAAAAAAGGAAATTATTATTAAAGGGAAAAATAAATTATGAAAAGTGAATTAATAAATAAAGATGGGATAATAATATATACAGTAAATGGTATATGTGGAATAAACAAACTTATAGCATTAGACGGCATACCTTATAAATTTATATCAGAAAAATATAATACTGAAATACATGTAAAAAGAAGAGGATATAACATTGAATGTATAATACAAAAACATAATGAAGAGAATGTTAAATATTATCCTATTGATGAATTAATTGAGGCATTAGAAGAGATTAAAAGATTTACAGTAAAAGAGGCAAAAATAAGAAGGAAAAGGATTTCAAAATAGAATATGGAAGAAAAAACAGGAAAAGAATTAAAGTGGGATACTTATATTACCTTTATAGACCCATCACTTGTAGACACAACAAAAAACAATAATATAAGAATGGAAAAAATAACAATACAATGCAAGATAAAATGGAATAAAAAAATGAAAAGAAAATTTAGAAGGAAATTAAAACCAATAAAAAAATTAATAAAGTCACTTAAGAGAATGAGTTAGTTACAAGTTGTAACCAACACAAGGAGGAATAAAAAATGGAAGAATATTTAGCAGCCAAAAAAGCTTTAGATGAATATAAAGAAGAAATAGAGAAAGAAGAGAAGTTATTAAAAAAAGAAAAGAGTATATTACCTATTCTTAATGTATTATATAACATGATGAGTAAAAACAAAGCGAGTAATCTAATTTTTGAATTTTCAAGAGAAATGATTGAACATAAACAAAAAAATATAGAGGAATTAAAAGAATTGTGCAATAAATACGAATATAAATTGAAGGAGATAGAGAATGAAATTGAGTAAGTTTAAAGAATATATAATAAAAGAATTTAGCAAGAAAGAATGGGAAAGATGTAAAAACACTTATCAATATTCAATATATTCAGCAAATGAAGAAGAACAAAAAAGATTAGTACAAATAGATGGAGAAAATATTAGATTTATGCATAATCCGAGTGAAGAGATACAATTATTAGCAGTAGAAAACGGAGGATATGCTATAGAATATATAGATAATCCGAGCGAGAGAGTAAAAATAAAAGCGATAGAAAGCATTTCTTTTTCTATTCAATACATACATAACCCAAGTGAGGAGTTACAATTAGTAGCAGTAAGAAAAAATCCGTTATCTATAATAGAGATAAAAAATCCTACAGAAAAAGTAATACAAGAGGCAATAAAAGGTATTAAATATCCATTTAGTAGTGAAAGCATATTAAAACATTTAGAGAATGATTTAGAAGAGGTATAAGATGAAATTTAACATATATAATCGTTATAATAAACCAACTGAAGTTGATACAGAAGATAAAGAAATAAGTACTATAGAAGTTATTTTAGTGAATTGGAACGAAATTATATGGATTAATTATAAAGGTGCTTCAGATACACATATAAAATTCCCTTATAAATACAATGAGGATATAAATTATAGTTACATAGTACCTAATAAACTTCTTAAATATTGGATAGAATTAGAAAAAGATGAAATTCCAGAAGGTTATTCAATCGGAGAATATAGATTAGAAAAAATCACAAAAGAAAAGGAGGAATAAATGGAAGAGACAGTGTATCATCTTATAATATTTGCTGATTATTTAGCGATTAGATATAAAGAGAAATATGGAGAAGATATATCAATATTAAAAATGAATAAAGCATTATATTTTTGTTTCGCATATTGGGGTGCGTATGTAAGAATGGGAAAAAATAATATTGACAATATAGAAGTAGATGGAGTAGAAAACTATAGTGAGTATTTATTTAGTGCAGAATTTAAAGCAGGAGCGTATGGTCCATATATAAGAAGGTTACCAAAATCTCAAAATAAATACTTTATACAATATGAAAAAGCCAAAGAGCTAGATAGTTTTATTGTTAAAACACAATATAATGGCAATGTATATAAGTTTTTAGACCCATTAATAAAAGACTTATTTAATGCAAATGAGTTTGATTTAATGGATATATCAAAGAAAGATGAAGAGTACCAAAGAGCAAAAGATAATAATTATGGAATAATGGACAATGACAAGATAATAGATGAATATTGTAAGAAGAATTTTTAGAAAAGGAGTTTTATATGGTTATAGAAATTGAAGAATATATGGAAGACTATAAACAAGAGATAGAAGAACAATATATAATAAATATATTAATGGACATAGAGAAAGAAATTGAGGAAAATAAAAAGAGTATTAGAAAATATGAAATAGCAATAGAAAATATTGAATATAATTATGAAGGAAAGTATAAAAAATTTTTAATAGCTTATTACAAAAAAGACTTAGAAAATTTTAAAAATTATATTGGAGAAACACAGATGACATTTTGGAAGTTTCAAACATTATTAAGTCATATAGAAAAGGAGTAAAAAAATGAAGAATTTAAATCAAAGTGAATTAGAATACGTAAAAATATTAAATAAAGATACAAAAGAAGAGATAGTAACAATTTTCTGTTTTGGTGACCATTGGAATATTAAAGTACAAACACCTGATACACATTATTTAGAATATAAAACAAAAGAGGAGGATTAGAATATCGAAGAAAAAACAGGAAAAAAACTAGAATTTGATATTGAAATTGTATCTTTAAATGAAAGGGTAGACACAGAATAAAAAGATAATATAATAATTCCTATAAAAGGAAAATTAGTATTAGAAGGAAAGCTAAAATATCATAAAAATTTTATAAAAAAATTAAGGATATTACAGATAAGAAAATACTTAAACTACAGAGATATGAACGAAGAGAAGAAAGAAAAGATAAAAAAGTAGAGATTTATAACAAATGTATGATAGAAGAAGAAATAGAAAATTTAAAGAATGAAGGAAAAGGAGATATAAAATAATGGGATTAGATATGTATATGAAAATAGGTAAAAGAATACCTGGAAAGACTTTTGAAGAAATACAAGAAATAGAAGATAATATTTATTTAGGAGATAATAAAGAACTATTAGAAGAATATAAAGAGTATATAGTGGAATTAGATTATTATGGATTTGGAAGTCCAAGATATGCATTATCAGAAGAAGTTGCATATTGGAGAAAAGCAAATGCTATTCATAATTGGTTTGTTTGCAATGTACAGAATGGTAATGATGATTGTGGAACATACGAAGTTAAAAAAGAACAGTTAGAAAAACTATTAGACACTTGTAAAAAAGTATTAAAGAACTCAGTTCTTGTAGAAGGAATGATAGTGAACGGTTACACAGTTGAAAGAGATGAAAAAGGTAAGCTTATAGAAAAAGAAAATTTAGTAAATGGTGAGAAGATATATGATAGTACAGTAGCAAAAGAATTGTTACCAACAAGAGGAGGGTTCTTTTTTGGAAATACTAATTATGACCAATGTTATATTGAAAGTTTAAAAGAAACAGTAGAACAAGTAGAAAGAATTTTAAAAGATACAGATTTTGATAAGTATTATATAACATACACTAGTAGTTGGTAATGTTTATAAAGATGTAAATTGGTAGATACAATTAAAAAAGAAATAGTAGAAAAAGGGGGGACACATGACTATAGATTATAATAATATAAAACAAATAAAAATAATAAATGAAAATACAAAAGAATTAGTAGGGACAGTTAGATTTTTAGATGGAAAATGGAATATAAAAACAGAGACACCTTATACAAATGAAATAGTATATAAAAGAGATGTAGAAAAGGAGTAATATATGAATTTATACAGAGGAGATATACAAGAAATACAAATAGTAAATGATATTACAAAAGAATTAATAGGTACAATTGAATTTGCTGATGAAGGTGTTGGCATTATAACAGAGCCACCTTATATAAAATATATAGTATATAAAAACAAAAAATGCTAGAACAAATGTAGAAAAGGACTAATTAAGGTATGGAAGAAAAAACAGGGAGAAAATTAGAATTTGATATTAAAATTGTATTTTTAAATGAAATGGTAGACACAACAGAAATAGGCAATACATTATTTCCTATAAAGGAAAAAATAGTATTAAAAGGAAAGTTAAAATATCATAAAAAATTCATAAAGAAATTAGAGAGAATGAAATTAAAGATGATAAAGAAACTATTGAAGGAAAAAATAAGAAACGGGGAGTTATATAAAATAGGGGGCAATGAAGATGATAAATAAGGAACAAGAAAAAACAGATTTTATTAAGTTACAAGAATATATTTTAGAACATGCTTATAAGACTTTTATAAAGAATTTTAAATTATATGAAACGATAAAAAGAGATAAAAATTATGAAAAAGAAATGAATGAGTTAAGAAAATTATACAAGGAATTTTTAGATAAAATAATTAAGGCAAGTGAAGAATATTATAAACAAATTAATGAGGAGGATAAAAAAGATGAAACTAAGTGAATTTATAGAAATTATAATAAGAAATTATGGTAGAGAAGAATGGGAAAGATTGAAAAACTCTTATGAATATGAAGTATATTCAAGTAATAATGAAGAAAAACAATTAAAAATAGTAAAACGAGACCCATATGCTATTAAATATATAAATAATCCAACTGAAGAAGTACAAATAGAAGCAATAAAGCAAGATGACATTAATATTCTAAATATTAATAATCCAACAGATAAAGTAATAGAACAGGTAATGAAAAACATGAATGATGATAATAGATTTGTTAAGGGTGTGTATTTACTTAGGTATATAGAAAAAGATTAGGAGGAATAAAAAAATGAATTTTAATATATTTGATTATGATTTTTTAGATGTAGCAAAAACTATAATTTTAATACTTTTAATAGTATTGCTTGTTACTGCAATAAGCTATAGTATTTTTTATAATTTATCAGAAAAAAATAGAAAAGAATATATAGATAAAGGATATGAGGAAACAATTGTGATAATTGATAGTTATGGTAAAACAAAAGAAATATTAATAAAAAAGGATAGTAAATTAGTAGATATGTTAAAAAAAGAATTAGAAAAGGAAAAATAAAGTATTAATTGTGTCAAAATCGTGCGAAAATTGCTAAGAATGTTGAATTATAAGGAATGAATCGTGCGATAATCGTGTGAAAGGAGAGTAAGATGAAAGAAGCAATAAGTTTTAGTTGGGAAGTTATTAAGTTATCAATAATGGCACCAATTGCAGTATTCTTAATGTTAGGGGCTATAGCATCAATTATAAAAATGATAATACATACAATAAGAAAAGTTAAAGAAGCATTAGGGAAAAACGAAACAAATATTAAAGACAGATTTGATGAGGCAAGAAAAAGGGATACAGAAATTATGTTAAAAAGACAGGGACTATGGCATAAGTTTAATAATAGATTTAAACAAGAAAAAGAACAATAAAATAGTATTATTCTACTATGTACCAAACAATAAAGGAAAAGATACATATGATAGAATTTGAATCAATGAATAATTTACTTCAAAAGAAAAAAATTGCAGAAATAGAAATAGAATATCTTAATAATGAAAAAGAAAAGATAGAAGCTATATATAGTGATGAAGGAAATAATGCACCTACAAATGAAAGCAAAGCACCCTTTAATTCAGAACATGATAAGAAGATAGCAGAGCTTACTCATAAGTTGGCATTTGATAATAAATATAACCAAATGAACTTAATTGAAAGATTGGACTATGTAAAAAAAGAACTGGAAGAATGTAATAAAGAGATAGAAAAAAGAAGAATTTATTTTGATAGATTAGAAGGAATAAAAAATGAATTATACAAGATGATAGTTTTTGAAGGAGCAAATCCAAGCAAAGCAGTTGAAACAGTTTCAGAAATGTATGGGAAATCTACAAGTACAATATGGAAGTATTATTATTCTAAGATAAAAAAATATTTAAGAAATTAATAAATGTCTAGTGAATGTATAGTAAAAAGTATGATACTATATATAATGAACAGAGTATGATTAATACTATTGATGTTCAAAAAGGCCAAAATGTTTATAATTTCTGGAGAGTACTTATTTAAGTGCTCTTTTTTTATATGAAAAGTTACTCAAGTGGTTTAAGAGGCGAGTTTGCTAAACTTGTAGGACAGATGTGTCGCAAGGGTTCGAATCCCTTACTTTTCGCCAATTACATGGAGAGATGGCAGAGTGGCTGAATGCACCAGTCTTGAAAACTGGTATGGGGTTATAATCTTCATCGTAGGTTCGAATCCTACTCTCTTCGCCAAAAAAAATTATAAAGCAAGGATAAAGCGAGGTATATATGGAAATAATAATGAAAAAAGTTAATGAGATAAAACCATATGAAAAAAATCCAAGACACAATGAAGAAGCAGTAAAATATGTAGCTAACTCAATAAAAGAATTTGGATTCAAAAATCCTATTATTATAGATAAAAATAATGTAATAATAGCAGGTCATACAAGACTGAAGGCTAGTATATATTTAAATTTAGAAAGTGTACCATGTATAATTGCAGATGATCTAACAGAAGAACAGGTTAAAGCACTTAGAATAGCAGACAATAAGGTTAGTGAAATGGCAACCTGGGATGAAGGGCTTTTAGAATTAGAACTAGAACAGATAACAGGTATAGATATGGGATTATTTGGTATAGAAGAATTAGAAGAAATAGAAGAAGAAATAGTGGATGATGAATTTGATGTTGATAAAGCTTTAGATGAAATAGAACAAGAATATGGAATAAATATAGGTGATATATATCAGCTTGGAAAACATAAGTTAATGTGTGGAGATAGTACAAATCCAGAACATGTTAAAAAATTATTAGAAGGTAAAGAAGCAGATTTATTATTTACAGATCCTCCTTATAATATAAATGTATCAAATTCTAAAGGAGATAAAATAATAAATGATAATATGAAAGATAAAGAATTTTATTTATTTTTAGAAAGTGCTTTTAAAAATGCAGGAGAAAATCTAAAAAAAGGTGGTGCATTTTATATATGGTATGCAGATACAGAAGTAGTTAACTTTAGAAATGCATTAACAAATAACGAATTAGAAGTTAAACAAAATTTAATTTGGAATAAAAATGCATTTACATTAGGGAGACAAGATTACAAATGGAAACACGAACCATGTTTATATGGTTGGAAAAAAGGAGCAAGTCATTATTTTATAGATATTTTTAATATACCTACAGTTTTAGAACAAGAACAAATTGAAGTAGATAAACTTAGTAAAGAAGAATTGAAAAAGACATTAAAAGATATTTTGGATTATAAGTATACTACAATTATATGTGAAAATAAACCACGAATTAATGACTTACATCCTACAATGAAACCAATACCAATGTGTGCAAACTTAATATCAAATAGTACAAAACCAGAAGAAATTGTGCTTGACTTATTTGGTGGATCAGGTTCAACTCTAATAGCTTGTGAACAAATAAATAGAAAGGCATATTTAATGGAATATGATCCTAAATATGTAAATGTAATATTAAAAAGATATGAAGAATTTACTGGAGAAAAACCAATTAAATTGAATTAACAAATTAGTTAGATTAGTAATGAAAGTGAGGAATATATGAGCGACAAAAACTTGATACCATTTACAAAAGAAACTGCAAAAAGAAATGGGAAAAAAGGTGGAATAGCATCAGGAGTTGCAAGGAGAAAAAAAAGAGGATTAAAAGAAACATTAAATATCATATTAAGTGGTAATCATCTTTCAGCTGAGATGCAAAGAAAACTATTAGAATATGGTTATAAGTCAGAAGAAATTAACAATGAACTCTATTTAGCAATTAAAGTTTTTGAAGCTGCAACAAAAGGTAATGTTAGAGCCATTGAATTTATAAGAGACACTACTGGGCAAAAGCCTAAAGATGAAATAGCAATAGTAGAAGCTCCTAAAATATTTGATGATATTCCAGATAATGGAATAGAGGAAAAAAATGAACATAAGACTGAGTGAAATAATATCACCAGTCTTTTATAATGTTCACATTTCCATAAAGAATAATGAATTTATTCATTATTGGTTAATAGGAGGTAGACGGAAGTACAAAGTCTTCGTTTGCATCAATTGAAATTATTCAAAATATGATGAAAGACTGGGCACAAGGTATATTTTCAAATGCTGTAGCACTTCGTAAAGTAGGTGATAAACTCCAGGACAGTGTTTATGCTCAATTATTATGGGCAATTGATATACTAGGAGTATCAGACTATTGGCAAGCTAAAATACAGCCTTTAAAACTAATATATAAACCTTCTGGACAGGAAATACTATTCAGAAGTTCCAACAATCAAGAGGAATATAGAAAGCTAAAATCAATAAAAGCTAAAAAAGGATTTTTTAAATATATCTGGTATGAAGAAGTAGATGAATTTTATGGAATGTATGAAATAAGAAATATTAACCAATCTATATTAAGAGGTGGTGATGGATTTAAAGCGTTTTATAGTTATAATCCACCTAAGACAGTAAATAGTTGGGTAAATAAAGAAATATTGGATACAGAAGGAAAATATATTCATAATAGTACATATTTAGATGTACCTAAAGAATGGCTAGGTGAACAATTTTTTGAAGAGGCCGAAAGACTTAAGACAAAAGACGAACTTGCATATAAAAATGAATACTTGGGAGAAGTTACAGGTACAGGTGGCTTGATATTCAATAATATAACATGTAGAGAGATAGAAGATGATGAAATAGAAGTGTTTGATAATATTAAAGCAGGTATAGACTGGGGATTTGCTACAGATCCTGCAGTGTATACAGAAAATCACTTTGACAGTAAACATAGAAAGCTATATATTTTTAAAGAAATATATAAGACTGGAATGCAAAACAGAGTATTTATAGACATGATTAAAGATATAATGATAACTGAGAGAATACCAATAACAGGAGATAGCTCAGAACCTAAGTCTATAGCAGAAGCAAAAAGTAATGGCTTAAGAATAGAAGGAGCAGTAAAAGGCCCTGATAGTGTAGAATATGGTATAAAATGGTTGCAAGACCTGGAAGAAATAATAATTGACCCTATAAGATGTCCAAACACGTATAAAGAGTTTAGCACTTATGAATATGAAAAGGATAAAAACAGTGAGTTTAAAGCAAGTTATCCAGATAAGAATAATCACGTAATAGATGCAACTAGATACTCAAGAGAAAATGATATGAGAAACAGGATAAAACCTAAGATTATTGATAGAATAACTCTATTTTCATATAAAGAGGAGGAATAATGAATATAAGTTTAGAAAGCGTGAAAAACTTAAATAAAGGTGAAATAGATAAAGAATTAATTAACAAAATTGATTATATAATAAATAATAATTTAAAAGAAAAAGAAAGATATGATCTATTAGATAAAATCTATAAAAATGATAAATCCATATTAGATAAAAATAGGAAAACAAAAGAGTTTGCAGATAATAAGATTTTGTGTAACTTTGCTAGATATATAACAGAGCTTAATGTAGGTTATTTTATGGGAGAACCTATAAACTATAATGTTAATGAAGGAATTGATATTGAACCTGTAATAAATAAATATAGAAGTAATAGTATGTTAGACATAGATAAAAGTAATGCTAAAAAGTTATCAAAGTATGGAGAATGTTATGAACTTACTTATATTGATGAAAATTCAGAAATAAAAACAAAATCTATTGATCCTAGATATGCTAAAGTATTATGCGATAATACCTTAGATGAAAAAGAAATACTTGGGATATATTATTCTATCAGTGATGAGTTCAATTACGAAGAAGTCAATAAAATAGTAAATGTATACTTATATACTGATGAAAAAGTTTGCAATTTTAGTTATTTATTATCTGGAGGAATAAATACAAGCAATGCTGATTTTAAAGAAAATAAACTTAAAAAAATTCCTCTTATACATATAAAGAATAACGAAGAACAAATAGGAGACTATGAAACAGTAATAAGCTTGATAGATGCATATAATAAAGTTATAAGTAATGATATTGATAATATAGAAGAGTTTATAGATAGTATAATGATTATTGCAGGTGAAAGAGAATTCACTAAAGAACAGCTTAAAATTTTAAAAGAGTTAAGAACTCTTACTGTAGAAAAAGATGTAAATATATCATATTTAACTAAAGTATTAGATGAAACAGGTATCAGTGAAGTATTAACAAGACTTAGAAAAGACATACATAAATTCAGTTTTACACCAGATATAACTGATGAAAATTTTGCAGGTAATAGCTCTGGAGTAGCTTTGTTGTATAAGTTACTTCCTTTTGAGCTTTTAACTAAAACTAAACAATCACACTATGAAAAGGCAGTTAAAGAAAGATTTAAACTATATGTAACATTTTGTAATATCATTGAAAATATGAATATTGTAGATGTTAGTGAGTTAGATATTAAGTTTAAACGTGGATTACCTAAAAATGATTTAGAAGTTGCAGATATGATCACTCAACTTCAAGGAATGGTAACAAATAAGACACTTATATCTAACCTTTCATTTGTTCAAGATGCGAATGAGGAAGATGAATTGATTAAAAAAGAAGAAAAAGAAAGAGCTAATCAAGCACAAACTAAGATGATAAATACAGGAAACTATAATATAGGTGATGAAGATGAGACAGGAGAAGAAACATGAAAAGAAAAGGAATAAAATCACATATTGGGATGAAATAGAACTTGAAAGAAAGGCAATAAAAGCAAGATTAGAGGTAGAAGGAGCTACTGAGGAACCTATAAAAGAAATTGTAAATTTATATAATAAAGTAGAAAAAGACATAAATAAAGATATACAAAAAATATATGATACTTATTGTAAAAGAACAAAAGAAACAACTGAAAAAGTTGATGAATATCTTACTAATGCAGAAAAGAATAAAGAAGATAAGTATTTATTAAATAAAATCAATAATGCAAGTAGTGAAACAGAAAGAAAAGAATTAGTTAACATTTATAATGCACAATCTGCAATGTATAGAATGAGTAGATTAGAGAGTATTAAAAATAATATATCAATTAAACTAATAGGACTTGCAGGAGAAGAAGAAAAAATAAATAAAGATCACTATACTAAGATATTAGTTAATAAAGATAATAAATTTAGCACCTTAAAGCTTAAAATACAAGATGAAGGTGCTTTTAATAATGTTACTAAGCATATGATTGATGAGGTATTAGAAAAAAAGTGGTATGCTAAAAATTACAGTGACAGGATATGGGAAAATAAAGATAAATTACAAGAAGCATTAGATGAAATATTAGATAAAGGTCTAATACAAGGCAAAAGTATGCAAAAAATGGCAAGAGAATTTAATGAAATAACACATGCAGGCATTTATAATGCTACAAGGTTGATAAGAACAGAAAGTGCATATTATCACGGACAAGTAACACTAAAAGAATATGATGAGTTAGGAGTAACAAAGTATAAGTTTACTGCTAAGTTAGACCATAGAACGAGTGCTACATGTAGGAATCATGATGATAAGGTATATTTAGTATCTGAGGCAAAAGTAGGAGTAAATTATCCACCTATGCACCCACATTGTAGGAGTACAACAGTACCTGTAATAGAAGAAGAGAATAAAGAAAATAAATTTTATGATGATGTAACAGAAGAAGAATTAAAAAATAAAGAAAATGAAGGATATACAGTATATTCAAAAGGAGTATGGAAAAATGACATTTATTATGAAACAAATTCTATTAATAAAATTAAATTTAAGAATAATGAAAAAGAAAATGGGGAATGGTTAGCAAAAGTATTGGGTGGAATAGTTGAATATTTACCAGAATTAGGAAATCATGAAGGAATTAAATGTGCAGATTATATATATTATAAAAATAAAAATGATAAAAAAGGTATTTTTATAGATAATAAAGAAGTAGCTGGAAAAGGTAAAAATTCTTTTTATCATGCATGTGAAGGTAAAAAAAACCAAAGTAGTGTATTTTTAATTGATTGTACAAAAGCAAGTTTAACACTTGATGAGATAAAGGAAAGAATAGAAATTGTATTTAGGAGTAAAAAAACTAAATTTGTAAATAAATTAATAATAAAACAAGATAATAAGTTGATAGGTATATTTAAAAATAAATAAAAAAGAGTTGTTCCCTCTGTAATTTGGTCAGTGGGATCACAACTCTTTATAAAAATATAATAAACTATTTCTTAAAGAATGTCAATAGCTTATTAAAAAAATCTAGCATTAGCTCAGTTGGTAGAGTGCATGGTTTGGATCCATGAGGTCGAAAGTTCAAATCTTTCATGCTAGACCAAAGAAAGTAAGTAGTAAGAGAGCAAGTAGTAATACTTGCTTTTTATAGTGCTTATTTTTTTTAGCACCAATAAGAGGGACGCCTCTATTATTTCATTTATCATTAAACATATTGGGCAAAAAGAACAATATGGGGAAGGAGTAAAAAATGGAAAATGAAAATTTAAACTCAAATAATGCAGGAAATGAACCAGTGGAAGAAGTTACTTTTGATGATATCTTAAAAGATAAAACATATCAATCAGAATATGACAGAAGAGTAGCAAAAGCATTGGAAACAGGGAAAGCAAATTGGGAAAAGGAATATAAACAAAAAATGGAAGAAGAAAAGTCAGAAGCTGAAAGAATGGCAAAAATGACTGCAGAAGAACAAATGGCAGAAAGAGTTAAAAAAATTGAAGACAGAGAAAGAAAACTTCAAAGAAAAGAACTTATAAGTCAAACAAAAGAAGAATTAAATAAAGTTAACTTACCTTTAGCTTTTGCTGAGTATTTAGTTAATAACAATGATAAAGCAGAAAATATATTAAGTAGAGTAGGAGAACTTAAAGAAGTATTTAATTCACAAGTTGAAGCATTAGTAAAAGAAAGAATGGCAGGAGAAACACCTAAGGCATCTAATTCTAATACTAATGAGGCAAGAAACCAAGCTTTAAGACAAGCTATGGGTCTTGATTAATAAATATGATATAGAAAAGGAGAATATATAAAATGGCAAATACTATAGCAGTAACAAAAGAATATGTAGCTAATTTAGATGAAGTGTATAGAAGAGGTTCACTTACACAAGATTTAAATGCAAACCCACTTAAGATAAGAAAAGGAGCAATAGCAGGGGAATATTTAGTAAATAAATATAAAATGGATGGATTAGGAGACTATGACAGAAATACAGGATATGTACAAGGTGAAATTACAACAGAATGGGAAACAATAAAAGCAAATTACGATAGAGGAAGAAAGTTTGTTGTAGATGTGCTTGATAATGAAGAAAGTGCAGAAGTTGCATTTGGAGAGCTAGCTTCTCAATTTGTTAAACATAAAGTAGTACCAGAAGGTGATGCTTTTACATTTGCTACAATTGCAAGTACAAATAATATAACAAAATTAACACCTAAATCTTTTACAAAAGGTAAGGATTTAAGAGATGAAGTAATTACAGCAATGACTAAAATGGACGAAGATGAAGTGTATCCAGAAGGTAGAATACTTTATGTAACACCAACAAATTATAATTTATTATTTGGGGAAGAAAATACTTTTAATAAAGATATATTTGATTTATTTTCAAAGGTTGTAAAAGTTCCACAAACAAGATTTTATACTGAAATAGAATTAAAAGACGGTAAAGGAGCTAAAAAGGAAGGTGGATATGCTAAAAAAGCAACTACTGGTAAAGATATTAACTTTATGATAGTGCAAAAAGATGCTGTTATAAAAACAGATATACATATTGCATCAGATATAATACCACCAGCATTAAATGCAGATTCAGATGGATATATCCAAAAATACAGAAAACATGGTTTAGTTTATGTTTATGAAAACATGACTGCAGGAATTGCAATGTCTACAAAAGCTTAAATTATAAAATGGTGAGGGAATTATGGATAAATTAATTGAATCTAGAAATAAAATAAAAGAATATATAATGTTACTTAAGCCTGATATTGAAAACTCAGGCTTAGATTTTTATATAGAAGAATTAATAGAGAGAGTTTTATCCTATATTAATAGAAAAGAATTGCCAGAAACATTATATAGAACACTTGCAAAGTCTTATGTGGAACAAGAAAAACTTATAAAAGCTTATAATGAAGCAGAACACGGAGAAGTTGCAAGTGTTTCTGATAATGGTCAAAGCATAAGTTATAAGTCTAAAAAAGAAAGTATGGATATTGAGAATATAAAAAATAATGTACTTAATAATATAGAATCTATACTTGATCAATATAAGAAAAAAATAAAAGTAGTAGGTGAAGATGAATATATCAAATGATTTTAAAAGTACTATGGAAAAAGTAATGTATGATAAAAAAATAAAAAAGTATGAAATGGTAGAAGAGCAAGATGAAGAATTAAACATTGTTAAAACTAAGTCAAGCAATAGCTTTTTAGATATAGTGTGCAATATACAACCTATATCAAATGAATTAATTAAAGAAAGGTATGGGCTAGATATTAAAGCTAAGTACTGTATTACATGTAATGAATGTGACCTAAAGATAGGAGACTATGTAGAATATATAGAAGAAAACTACCAAGTAACAGGAAAGCTTAATTTTGATAGTCACATGAAGTTATTTATAGATGAAATTTAATATTGAGTTTAAAGGAATAGATGAAATAATAGCCTACTATGACAAAGTAGAAAAAGAGTTACAAGAAGATGTAAAAAAAGCAATAAATAAGTCAGTTAAAGTAGTTCTAATCAATGCAAAGAATAGTGCACCAGTTGATACAGGAAACTTAAGAAGAAGCATTCACAGCGAACTAAATATAGATAAAGGAAAAATTGAGGGAAAAGTAGTTACAGCTGTTGATTACGCACCTTATGTTGAATTTGGAACAGGTGAACTCGGAATTGCAACAAATACTAACTCAAAAATACCAGTAACATACACTAAAGGATTTCATGGGCAAGTTGCACAACCATTCTTTTATCCTGTATATTATGAGGAAGAAGAAAATTTTAAACGCGCTTTAAAAGATATACTCAAGAAAGGGTTAAAATAATTATGAGTAAAATTATAAATTTGAAACTTGATATGGTAAAAGCATTGAAAGAAGTGAATGTAGAAGGATTAGAGATCTTTAAAACCTCAGAAAGTCCTAAGGTACTTATAGAAACAAATACATTCAAGCCACCTATAATAACTTATAAGGTAATATCAGATGTAGTAGACTATGCTTTTAATAAAACAATTATGAAACAAAAGGCAATTTTTGAAATTAATATATGGAGTAGAAATAAAAGTGATATAAGTAAAATTCTTATAAAGTTAAAAGAAGTAATGTTGAAGCATGGTATATATTGTAGAGGAGGGAATGAAATAGAAGATACAGAAAGCCTATATAGATATATATTGCATGTAGAGATAAAGAAATAAATGAAAGGGGAAAATTAAATGGCAGAAAAGAAGTTAGAAGAAATAGTAGAAGAATTATATGGATTATCTGGAACAATTAAAATAGCAGGGAAAGAAATAGCTTTTATGTCAGATTTTGATATTGATCAATCTTTAGAAACCAAAGATGGTACATATTTCAAGATAGGAAAGAGAAAAAGAGCAGGAGCTATAGAATGGAGTTTTTCAGCAAATGGTAAAGCAGATTTTGGAGCAGATACTAATCAAACAGCATTATTAGAAGCTTTTAATGCTAAAAAGCCTGTTGAAATAGAATTATATCTAAATGACAAAAGATATTTTAAAGGTAAATCATTATTAAATAAATGCAAAATATCAAACAGTGCAGAAGGAGAATATAATCTTGAAATATCTGGAGATGGTAATAGTGCATTAGAACTTAAAGAAGTTGGAGTAGGTTAGTAAATATCTACTCCTTTTTATTTTAAGTATTTAAAAAACAAAGGAGAATAAAATAATATGTATAAATTAACAATAAAAGATAAAGAATTTGAGTTTCCAACAAATATAGGGGCTATAAAAAAAATCGAAACAGAATTTAATAAACCAATACTTAAAATACTTGATGATGCTGAAAATTTTAAGATAGATGACTATGTTAAAGTTTTAAAGTCTACTTTAACTAATAAAGAAGATAAAGAAGCATTTAAAGTCTATTCGTTGGAAGAATTTAACTATTTTCAAATGGCAAAGATATTCGAAGAATTTACAAATAAATTGTTTTATGGTGATATGTCTGAAAAGGAAATAGAAGAAAAAAAGCTACAAAGCATGAAGAAATACAAGGAATACAAAAAGTTAAAAGAACTGAATTAATTAAAGAAGTATTACAAACAGGTATAAAGGCAGGACTTAAGATACCTGAGATATATGATCTAGAGTTAGGGGAGTTTAACTTGTATATAGAAACTTATAATAATGAAATAATGAGAGAAAAAGAAGCTGAAATAATAAAACAAGCATATTATACAGCTTATTTTACAAATGGACAAAAAATAAAGCCATTAGATTATTATTTGAGACAATTAAAAAAGTCAAGTGTTAAAAAGGTACCTAAAACTAAAGAAGCAGTAAATAAAGGTATTGAATTTGCAAAAATGATGTCAAAAAAAATAAAAGAAAGTGAAAAGAAAGGGCAGTGATAATGGAACAAAAATTAACAGCAGTATTTACTGCTCAAATACAAGATTTAATTGATAAAATAAAAAGAGTAAAAAAAGAAATTCAAGGCTTTAAAGGTGATACTAAAGAATTCAAAATATCTACAGATTTAGATAAATCAGTAGATAGAGCAAAGTCTAAGATAAATGAATTAACTGATAGTGTAAAAACTTATAGGAAAGCATTAACAGGAACAAGTAAATATACAAGAAATTTAGTTCCTAAAAAAATACAACCAGTAAAACAAACACCTAATAAAGATAATAATATAACTATAGGTGATATTGTAGGAATAGGAGCACTTGTAAAAGCTACTAGTGCATTGTTTAAATTTGGTATAGAAGCAGTAAATACAACAGCAAGAATAAACGCTAGTGTTAGTCAAATGAATTTCATATTTAAAGAAAATACTGAGGTAATGAAACAATGGATATCTGATAATTCAAATCAATTAGGAATATCACAAAGTGCTATGATTAAATATGCTAACCTTTATGGAAATGTAATTAAGAACATAGAAAAAGACAGTAAAAGAACAACATTAAGAACACAACAATTCTTACAAGTTACTAGCATGTTATCACAAAAGACAGGATATGATATGCAAACTACAGCAGAGGCTATTAGAAGTGGTTTACTTGGTGAAACAGAAAGTATAGATAAATTAGGAATAGAAGTAAAAGCTAAAGTATTACAAACTACAGAAGCATTTAAACAAATTGCTAAAGGTAGAAGTTGGGAAAAATTAGAATATCAAGAACAACAACAAATTATAATGATGGGTATATTGGAACAAGCTTCTAAAAACTTTGGTACAAAATTTGAACAAAATATGCAGACATCACTAAATAGCACTAGTGCAAACATGCAAGATGCTAAAGATAATTTTATGTCTTTTATAGGAGATGGAATGTTACCTTTTGCAAGTATAGGAAATACTATATCGCAAATATTATTAAGTATTACACAAATGTTTAAAGGATTAGATAAAGAAACTTCTAGCTTTATAATAACATCACTTGCAGTAGTTGCTGTTATTCCTTTAAGTATATTAGGATTTAGTTTACTTCGGTGGTGTTATAACAAAATTAAAAACACAAATAGTATCATTAACAGGAGCAAATAAAGCATTGCAACTCGTTATGTCTAAAGGATTTTTAGGGACTGTAGGAATAATTATAATATCAGTTACTATTTTATCTGCAACATTCGGAGGATTATCAAATGTTATAAAAAATTTTGGTAGTGTAGCACAAGCAACTTTTGCATATATAGGTGGGGCAATAATCCGTACTATAGGTACTATCATAAATTCTATAGCTAGATTATTTAATTCTACGAGTACAGCAGGACAAGGTTTTATACAAAAAGGTAATGAAATGATAAAAACAGCATCAGATATTACTAATAAAGTAAAAGCACAAGGACAAGCACAGCAAGGAATAAAAAATGGAAGTGATAAAGCAGCTAAGGGATTAAAAAATAGTACTGATGCGAATAAAAAAAATGCAGATAGTGCTAAAAAAGCATCAAAGGCTGCAAAAGAATTAAAAGATAATTTACAAGGATTTGATGAAATAAATAAATTGGATTCAGATAAAGGAAATGTAGGTGATACTGATAAAAATCCAATAAGTGGAAATATACCAGATATCAAGGCGCCATCGATGGCAGGATTTGATGGTATGAAGAATCCTATACAAGGATTATTAGATAAATTAAAGGAACTTAAAGATTTTTTACCAGAACTTACAGTTGCAGGATTATTATTTATAGGTGTTGTTTTTGGGAATCCTATGATTTGGAGTTTTACTTTAGCTATAAGTGGCATAATACTTATAATAAAAGGAATTATGGAATATTTCGAAAGTCCTACTTGGGAAAATTTTGGATTAATACTAGGAGGAATAGCTTTGCTTGCTACAGGTATAGGAATTGCATTTGGACTTACTGCTGGATTAATAGTTGTAGCAGTTGGACTTATTATTTTGATAGTAGTTCAAATTGTTAAAAACTGGGATAAAGTAGTATGGGCTTTTCAACAAGGTGGAAAGATTCTTAGTGATTTTTTCAAATGGTTAGGTGATAAAATCGGTGAAGCATTCGCTAAAGCTTGGGAATGGATAAAACAAAAATGGAATGAAAGCATTGAGTGGTTTAAATGGTTAGGAAAATCGATTGTAGACGCTGTAAAATGGTTTATTGATAAAATTATAGAATTTTTCAAATGGGGATATCAAAAATCAACTGATGCTTGGAATGCTATGATAGGATTTTTTAGCTGGATATGGAATGGTATTGTTGGAATCTTTTCAAGTGTAGGTAGTTTCTTTAGTGATAAATTCTTACAAGCAGTAAATGGCATTAAAAGTGTATTTTCTGGTTTAACATGGTTTTTTAGGAGCGTATGGAATGGTATTGTCGGAATATTTACATCTATAGGTACAGCAGTAGGTAACGCTGTTGGTGGTGCCTTTAAAGGAGTAGTGAATTCTATAATAGGATTTGCAGAAGGTACAATAAATACATTTATTAGAGGTATTAATGGAGCTATTAGTGTAATAAATGCTATACCAGGTGTTAATATACCAAGATTACATTCATTATACATACCAAGAATGGCAACAGGTGGGATTGTAACAAGCTCTACACTTGCGAACATTGGGGAAGGTAAATATAATGAAGCAGTAATACCTTTAGGACAATCGCCACAGTTTAGAAGCATGAAGGAAGATATAGCACAAGCTGTTATAGATGGACTTAATGCTAATAGAAATGAAGGAAATGAAGGAATTCCTGGACAATATAGAAAAATAGAAGTTGACTTAAGCTTTGGAGGAATACCACTAGCTAAGAAATTAATAGAATTACAAGATGAAAATGGAGAATATGTATATGGCTGATGTATTGATAAAAATAGATAATCAAGAAATACCTATAGAACTTATAAAAAAACTACAGGTTGAATACAATAAAATTGATGGAGAAGGTACTAAAAGAAATCTTGCAGGTACAATGAGAAGACAAGTAATAGCTAATAAAGCTAAACTAACAGTTGAACTTGTTCCTATGCTTGAAGAAAACGATGTACAAGCAATTCTATCTTTGGTTACAAAAGATGAAGCAAAAGTAGAATATTTAGATCCAAAAATAAAAGGACTAAAAACTATAAAAGCATATTTTTCAGCACCAAAGGTATCAACACCAATGAAAGATGAGAGAGGACTTATTTATGATGAGTTCTCTTTTAATATTATAGAAATGTAAAGGAGACTATAATATATGATTTTAAAAGAAAAAATAATAGATATATTTAGATCAGATAGTGCAGAATATAAGATAAAAGTAATATTAGATGGTAAAGATATAGCAGAAGATATAGCAGAGTTTAAACTTAGTTATATATCAAGTAATAATAATATGATAGGAGATATAAATTCAAAGACTATAGAAATGAAGTTATTTAATTCTTCTAAATACAATATAACTAATAAAGAAATACTTATATTTGCTACTGCTAAAAATGCAGAAGTAGAAACACCACGAGAGTATAGAATAGGATTATTTAAGATACTTGAGATAGTATCGAAGGATAAGAAAAAAGATGAAGTAAATGTAAAAGGTAGAGATTATAGTTACTTACTTAATTCTAAACTTAAAACAACAAAAGAATTCGGAACATATCCTTTAAATGTTGGAACGTTAATAGAAAAAGCTAAAGATGCAACAACACTTCCTAGGGTATTAAAAAAAACTGATTCTATAGCAAATATTAATTATATATTACAAAGACCTGTATATGTGAAAGATGAAGTGATAGGAAATTTAATAAGCCAAATAGCAAAAATTACTGGTTGCAATATATATATAGATGGATATAATAGTCTTTTTTATAAAAAATTAGATACAAATAATGTTGATTTTAGATTTTTAAAAAGTGATATATTTGAACAGAAAATAACAGATATAGAAGTAAATGGCTTCAATACTGTAACAGCAAGTAGAATATCAAATGGAGATAATACTACAACAGAAGATGTATTTTATTCTATAGCACAGTCTGGAGAAAAGAAAAGAGAATATAAGTTACTTGAAAATTGGGTGATTGATGATGATAGAAAAAGTGCATTACCTGAATTATTAGATTCAATAAAAGATATAAGATATAGAGGGTGTGAAATACAAATACCACTTGCGTTATTTATAGAACCTTATGACATATATGAGGTTGAAACAGATGAAGGAATAATAAAAATTGTAGCACAAGAAATAATTCATAATTTTACTATAAGACTTACAACTATAAGATGTAAAGTGGAAAACGAAACTAAAACAGATTATAAAAGAGCGACATTAAATGAAAAAATAGCAAAAACTGAAATTAAAGTAGATAAAGCACTTGGAGTTATAACAGCAGAAGTAGCTAAAGTAACAGAAAAAGCTAAGGAACTTACAAAGTTTCAGGCTGATATTGAAGGGCTTAAATTATGGAAGGAAGCACAAATAGATCTTACAGATCATAGAAAAGGTATAGGAACAATTATAACAAAAGAAGCTGAAGATTTTAATATAGTTAAGTATCAAGCACAAGGTGGGACTGCTTATAGATATATAGAAGGATTATATCCATCAGAAGAACTATTCCCATCAGAAGATTTATTCATGCCTGAAAAGGTAGGAATGGAGGAAATAGAATGATAACTATAAAAGTATATAAAGGAAGTAATACAAGTTCTGAATTTAAAACTTATAACCTTGATAATGATAAATTAAAAACATTTGAAATTTATAATGATTTTATGAGTGTAAATGAAAAAGGTGAATACACAATAGAAAGATGGATACATATTAATGAATATGGTGGTTATACAATAGAAAAGAAAATAGAAACAGGAAAAATAGAAAACTTTTCATTATATAAAGGTATAAATGTTATTGAGATAGATTCAAAGAGAAGTCAAACAGAAATAATATATATAATAGAAAATCCATATACAAAAGCAATGGGTGTAGAAATAAAAAATAAAATACAAATAAATAATCAAGGTATTATGCAAGAAGTAAGCAAGAAAGTTGGAAAAGACGAAATAATATCAAGGATTAATCAATCGCCTGAAGAAATAAAATTAAAAGCTAGTAAGATAAAATTTGAAGGTATGGTTACAGCTAATAATAATGTTAGTATAGATGAAAACGGATTCATTAAAGCTAAAGGAATATTTGATGAAAGAGGGTCTTTTACTATTTTAACATCTCCTGGATATAGAAAAAGTGTAAAAGCAAATGATACTCAACAAATGCAACTATATGACTGTGACTTTTGTAGTATAGATTTTTTATATGAAAGACAAATATCACCAGAACCAGATGGAACAAATGTAGTACAAGATAGAGTAATGTTGACAAATGGATTACACTTAGAAGTTATTATGCCAGCAGGATTTACTCCTACAGATATGAGAGTACAATTAAGTCACAAACCCAAAAAATGGTATGATAGGTTATCTGGTGATTTTATCTGTGTGGGAAATACAAAAGGAGCATGTTTATATTCAAGAGGAGATTATAATACTTTCGATTATAATGCTTTTGAAAGAGGAGATGATTATTTGATATTAAATACTGATGATCAGATAAAAAAAGGATTTGGAGATAAAGAATATGTGGATTTCAATGGATATCAAACAGTTATGTCAAAAAATTTAATAAATGATTTAGTTTATGATAAAGATACAACAAAAATTAGAAATGTAAAAGTAGTTATTGCACCACGTTCACCGAGATATAGAGTTGGAGCTAGATTAGAACAAGGAGCAACTCAATGGTTCCCTAATATTATAAGAAATGATGTATTACCTTTTCAAGGAATACTAACTCCACAGTTTATAGTTATGGGATATTACAAAGACATAGGAGGTAATTAATGAAAAAGATTAATTTTAAAAATTTACCAAGTAAAGAAACACCGATTTCTGCTAATAATTTAAATTTATTACAACAAAATGTTGAAGATGAAATCAACAAAAAAGTTAATAAGGAATATGTTGACAGTAATAAAGCAACAAAAGCAGAAGTTGAATCGATAAAAAATAATGTTGAATCAATAAAAAACAATTATGTAAAAAAAGGTGTATTAAGTATTTATGGAAATAATGGTCAAACTATAAATGCAAAAGATCCGAATGGAAAAAAAGTAGTTTTCAATTCTATAAAAAAAGATATAGGTGGAATAGCAAGTTTACAGGCAGATGGATCTTTAAAAATAAAAAAGAATTGTACAGTGACAATAAGTTATAATTTATTTGTTGATTGTGTTTCGGGATATGTAAGGGCTTATATATATACATATAGAGGGGCCCAACTTACAACTTTATCTGATACACTTTTTAACGCTACAAGTTCATTTAAAGCGTTAAATGTAGCAGGAATAGTACATGATTTTCAAAAAGATGATACGTTATTTATTGATATATCTCAATCTGAAGGGAATTTACTTACAGTAAGAGGTGGATATGCAAATAATAATTTTACATTATTAGAAATATAGAAAGGAGGTGATATAGTGGAAAAACACATTACACAAATATTCTTAGGAATAATTGGAGGTATAGCATATATATTAGGAGGATTTGATACTATATTAGTAACACTGATTACATTTATGATAGTAGATTATATAACAGGAGTACTTAAAGCTATAAGACTAAAACAGTTAAATAGTCAAATAGGAGCTAAAGGTATAGTTAAGAAAATAGGCTATTTAGTTATTGTAGTTATAGCAGTGAAACTTGATTCAATGTTAGGTAACACAAGTTATATAAGAAACTTAGTTATATTTGGATTCATATCAAATGAAGGAATATCTATACTAGAAAATGCATCACTTTTAGAAATTCCAATACCTGATAAAGTAAAAAGTGTACTTAAGCAATTAAAGAGTACAGAAGCAGAAAATGGCGAAATACCAAAGAAAAACGACTAACGAGAATCGATTTTAAGGCGATAAAAAAATAAAATAGTATAAATATATACCTTAATTTTTAAGGGGAAAGAGGGAAAAATGGAAGAAGTGAGAAAAATAACAGGAACTAAAGAATTTGAAGAAATATCAAGAAAAAAGATACAAGAATATTATAAAAAAGAAGGAATTGAATTAGATAAAGATAATGATATATTTGTAGTATGGTTAGCTAAAGCTTTAGGTAATACAAAGGGAGTATTTATTACAAATAAGATGGACAAAAAGTTATATGAAATTACATATAACGGACAGAAAAATGAAATGTATTTAGACGCTTATATAAAAGAAGAAAATATATTAATAAAAAATGATGAATTTTAATTAAAAGAGTTGAGTAAAATGTATTCGCGTTGAGTAGCGTTGAGTAAGAGTTGAGTAGAAAGGAAAAAATAAATATGATAATAAAACAAATGCCTATGTTGCAATCAAAATATAAAATTAAATGCCCATATGTAACAGATAAGATAGGTATAACTGTACATAATACAGCAAATTCTGCACCAGCAGTAAATGAAATAAAATATATGATAAATAACAATGATCAAGTTAGTTATCATGTAGCAGTTGATGAAAATGAAGTTATTGAATGTATACCTTTTGACAGAAATACCTGGAACTCTGGAGATGGAAGAGGAAAAGGAAATATGAATACAATTTCAATAGAAATATGTAGAAGTACAAGTGCAGATGAAAGCTTATATAATAGAGCAGAAGAAAATGCAATTGAATATATAGCTAAATTATTAAAAGAAAGAGGTTGGGGAGTAGATAGAGTATACAAACACCAAGATTGGAATAAGAAATATTGTCCACACAAAATATTAGATAGGGGAGAATGGGAACTATTCAAATCTAAAATACAAAATAAATTAAATGGAACTACTAATACAACACAACAAACAAATACCAATAATGAAGGGGGAGATGAAATGAGAATATATAAAAATGGAAGTACAATAGAACCAGTATATGGAACTAGTGCATGTAAAGAGAAAAATCGAATAGGATATCTTAATAAATATGAAGAATGTGTTTGTGTAAAAGTAACAAATGGTGTTTACTTAGTTGAATATAAAGTTGATGGTACAGATGAATATAAACCAGGTTATGTTAAATATCATGGATAAATTAAAGGGAGCAATAAAAGCTCCCTTATTTTTTATTTTTTCTAATTATCACCCCATTATCACCCTGTAAAAGAAAAAAGCTTGATTTAACAAGCTTTTTGTACAATTAATATTGGTACAGCTAGCAGGAAATACTATAAAGCTTTATTTTCTATTAAATGGCTATATTCCTTATAAATATTGATATATAAGGAAAAGGTGAGATATAATCAAAAGAAATATGTAAACCAATTTAGTGTATTTTGGTATATTTTGGAAGCTGGTTATCACCCTAATTATCACCCCCTAGAAATAAATTGTTTTTAAAATAATTTTCTATTATTATATTATTTTGCTTTTCATATTTGTCAAAAACATCAACATAAGTATTTAGAGTAGTAGATATATCACCATGCCCTAATAATTTTTTTAATACGACCGCTTGAATACCTGCTTCAATACATCTAGTTGCATAAGTGTGTCTTAGCATATGTGTATTATAATTTAGGTTATTTGTTAATCTTTTCATTTCACTATTTACTTGGCTAGTACTTATAACATTATCATTAGAAAATAGATATTTCCCTTTTTTATCGGAAATGAAGTCTTTAATTATGGGGTATAATATAGCATTTAGTGGAATTACTCTAGTACCATTTTTTGTTTTAGTTGTTGAATTAATAAAACTTTTGAAGTTTGAATCTCGTGATATAGTTTTATTAATGTTAATTGTTTTTTCTTTTAAATTTATATCATTATAATGCAAAGCGTTCACTTCGCCCATTCTCATACCAGTACATAGTGCTATCATATATTGCATATAATATTTAGATTTAGGTATTAATTCAATGAATTTTTTTTGCTCTGTTATAGTAAAAGCACTTACTTTTTTTGTTTTCTTAGAACTTTTAGCTCTTTTATAATTTTTCAATATATTTCTAGTTATTATTTGTTTATCCATAGCAATATCAAAAGCTCTTTTTAATTGTATAAAAGATTTGGATATTACAGAATCGCTAAAGTTTTTCATGGAATAATTCCATTCATCAATATGTTGTAGTGTAATCTCTGAGATTGGTAATACATTTAATACACCATTCTCAAGTTTCTTAATACCGTAGATATTCCTAGTATATGTACTAATTTGTATTAAGTTTTTGTTAAACTTATCTTTTTCATTAAGATATAAAAGACTTGTAATTGTTGCATTATTTTCTAAAGTATTTAATGTTTT